ACGAGCGTTGAGGAGGGAACTTGGAACATCAGAATCTACTAGCGAAAGCTCTACGAGACTTAGAACAGACACGTACAGCTCGAACAGCGACCGAGAAAGCAAACGAAGCGTGGACGACGACTCAGAATCCACTGGCAAAAGTCGAGACTGAACAGTTGTCGCTTAATGAGGAGACTGCAGTTCCTGCGGTGGACCAAGCACCAGCAAAGCCGCGTCGATCGCCGAGCATCTTTGAAGACGTGGCGTTGTTTTGTTCACAGATCGAAGCAGCTCCACAGTTGATTGACGGCGTACTAGAAGAAGATTCGGTAGTCGCGTTAGTTGGTCCACCGAATTGCGGTAAATCGTTCTTAGCTCTGGACTGGGCGTGTTCTGTCGCTACGGGTCTATCTTGGCAAGGACACGATACCGTTGAAGGTCCAGTCGTTTATCTAGCTGGTGAAGGACGACCAGGACTGCAAAGGCGTATCAACGCCTGGCAGGAACAATTCGGAGTCATTCAACCGTCACGTATGCAGATCAGCACACGCGGTGCGGATTTAACGAATCTGGAGCACGTTAAAGCGGTCGCCCAGGCGCTGGAAGGCATTACGAAGCGGTCTGGTGAGCCACCGAAGTTAATCGTGATCGATACCGTTGCTCGGCACTTTGGCGAAAGCGACGAGAACTCTACGCGAGATATGAATAAGTTCATCTCGTTACTGGATGACTTACGACGTGTCTGGAACTGTACGATACTGCTCGTACATCATACGGGTAAAGATGCGATGAAAGGAGCTCGTGGTTCTACTGCATTACGAGGCGCTGTAGATACGGAATACGCGCTTAATTCATCCGATGGAATACTTAGCTTAGTATGTACGAAATCAAAAGATTCTGCGATACCAGATGCGGTGACAATGCAGCTGGAAGAAGTACAGCTCGAGTCAGTCGTTAAACCGGACGGCTCACCCGTCACGACGTGCGTATTACGTGGTAGTGGCGATACGGGTAAACGGTCGCATTCAGAGTTGTCTGGCAATGCGTTGATCTACTGGGAAAGCTATCTCGAAGTCGAGAGACATGCGCGTCTACAAAGCGATAATCCGGCTGACATACCGACTTGGTTTCTGGTAAAAGCGGTTAACGCGGTTTGTAGTAAGAAAGGCGTGAACCGATCGACGTTGTCGAATATCAAAGCCAACTACTCGAACCTCTACGAAGAGCTGCACAAGCTGCTCATCTTCAACAATGATCACGTAGCCAGACGAAGCGCATTAGATGTTCAATAGAATGTTCAACTACTCAGCTGTGTTTTGTTCAACTGTTCAACCAGTACTCATACGCAGATGTGTTCAAACGACTGTTCAACTGGCGGTATATATATCCCCCTCTTACAGAGGGGATATATACCAAGACAGCGTTGACACCCGTAGTATCCGATAATTTTTGATTGAATTGTTCAATGGCCGGTAACGCACATAAACGCGACGTAAAGATCAGAAACTTTTTAGCAAAGGCAAACAACCCAGACTTTTGGACGAAGCTCTGGGAAGAAGTCGCTGCGATGGACAAGTATGACCGTCGATATCGGTGTGTACTGGATAAATACAAGATCCCGTACGAGTACTACGACGAGTATCTAGCCAAGTTCCCGAGAATTAAAGAACAAGAGCGCTTGGCTCTCCAGAAAGCCAAGGCTCGTGACCACGCAGAAACTGGCAGCCGTCTCGGTACGAAACACGCCGAAAGCGTTGAGGAACGACTAGACCGGGGAGAAGTCGTCGAAGCCCGCGAGATCGACGTTGCGATCAAGTCAAACTTTGAAGCAGCTAAAATGCTAGATCGTTCGTCGTACGGCGATAAACAGCAAGTACAAGTTACGAACATTCATTTGGAGTTTATGAAAGCTCTGACTGATTCGAGTCAAGAAGACCCGAAAGTCATTAACCCAAGAAAGGAGATCAGCGATGGACACGCTAACGATCATCTACCAGGATCACGAAAACGATCAGACCGTGACGTTCTCGATGACGTTCCCATCGACCAGCACAGATGAGCTCGAAGATTTCTTCAGTCGCGCATCCCAAGCGATCGGTCACACCTGGGTCAAAAGTGTTGAAGTCAAAGGCGAAACGTTTTCTCAACGAGCCGAGCGACTCGCCAAAGTCGCCGGTGCGAGCTATTCGGATTAGTCGTGTATCCGGTTGGCGACCAATGGCTGACTCTTGGCTTGCGGATCAGAGGTGCGAGAATCCCGCTCAGTCGGCGATTACAGCAGCGTATGATTCTACGGGATAATCCGATTTTGTTAACTCACAGTAAACCAAAAACGCTGAAGTACTGTGCGAAGTGTCAGATGAGTAAGCCGGATAAACTCCCGTATTTCCGATCAGGACAAAGTATCTGTCGTGCTTGTAGCCGACAGTGTGGTCGCCGGTGTACCACGTCAGCAAAAACACTGGGCGAGTAATAGGCCACTCGTTGACTAGAGTACTCGAATTGGGAAATGGGATTCCACGGTTCGGGTACTCGTACCTGGTTGGTAAAGTGGTTGTTAGTGGTGGGTGTGGTTGGTTGTGCGTGAGAATTGGGGAAGATACGCGCAGACCGATCGACTGATAAAAAGATAGCGGCTGACCGCGCCCGTTCATTTAATGCCAAACAGCGCTAGACCGCATAAAGACTGGGATACAACCGACTAATCTATATGTTCGATAATGTATATTAACGAACTAATAAACTGTATCAGTGCCTACAGTAGGAACCGAATTGTCAGTATTTACGCGGCATTTTTTTGATATACCGGTTACTAGCCAACAAACTAGCCAACAAACCGGGGTCACTGAAGCACAAAAAACGACCCCCCCCCGGTGGGTTCCGAGGGGAGGGGCGGGTAGTGACAGTGCACCCACACACATCACACATCTCACATCAAACCCAGACTTTTCACCGCACAGATCTGAATATTGCCAAAGCACAAAGACCGTACTGGGGAGCGTCACGGGAAGCTACTCGTATTGGATTTAATTACATCCGGCGAAGAGTTTAACCGGATTAGAAACTACAGCACGAGCGCCGTCTGGTTATGTTCCTGTGACTGTGGGGTCATCAAAGCGGTAACTGCGGAACGTCTACAAAAAGGGGCCAAGAGCTGTGGTTGCAGCCACAAGACCATTGACGAAACCGGGAACCGTTACGGTCGGCTAGTCGTTATCGAAAAAGTCGCAGCGGATCACCCGGTAAAGTTACGGAGCACAGAGCTAGGATCAATCTGGCGCTGCCAATGCGACTGTGGAAATACGACTTTAGCACGAGGAACAGCGCTACGTTACGGCAATACGTTGTCGTGCGGCTGTTGGCGAGAAGATGCGGTTTCAATCGCTTGTTCTTCTACGCATCCGATCCTGGTCTGTGACGACGAGCTCGCACAGTCGAGGATCGCAAGTGGGGATCATCGTAGGCCCCCCCACTCCCCCCGTGTTCTGCAATAACCGGTTAGTGTTTTTAATTTTTTTATAATTTTTACGTAATCGAGAAACCGTTTGACAGCAAAAAACGAAGAATTCGATCTGGAACCAATCTGTTACGTTGAGCAAAACCCGCCAGAGAAACCTCTACCGTCGTACGACGACGAGGAGGTTCTCGTCCATTATCTATTGAATAACTACACAGAATACCGTGCAGAGCGCTCACGTGAGCGCTACGCCCGTTTCGACGGCTGTATTTACAACAGGAACGGCTTTTTAGTAGCGCAGTACGAAGTCAAGCAGATTGGCGGAAAGAACAAGATCCGTGAACCGCTGGATGATCAGATACTTAATTACGGGAAGTGGTGCGAAAGTCTTTCAACTGTTCAGATCACACGCACCGAGATCATTTTTTTCTTCCGATACATTGGCGACCCGAGCGGTCAGTACCGGATATTCCCGATCTCTCGTGCGGTCATGGCCCCAAACAAATACCGGGTCATTCATTTGAACGCGGTAACGGCAAGTTCTTCCGGGCCAAAAGTACTGATCCCGAAGGACGAGATGATCACGATCAGTTTCCCGGCGAGCATCACACCGTTAAAAACTTTACTAGACAAGACACTTCAGCACTGATATGAATAACTCAAATAATCAAAATAATCCGTTCACGCCAGAGGAGCGGCGCGGGTTCCTCGGCGGTTCAGACGCCGGGACCATACTCGGGGTCAACCCGTTTCAGACCGCATACGAGTTGTGGAGAGTAAAAGTCGGAATCGATGAGCCGTTTGCTGGGAATCAAGCAACCGCGTGGGGGCATTACTTTGAAGATCTGGTAGCAAGAGCAGCATCAGAGCGTTTAAACGTCCAGTTTCGGCGATCCAATACGCGCTACAAACATCCCGAACACAGCTGGTTAGTGGCGCATATTGATCGGATGAGTCGTCAAGATGATCTGCTTCTTGAATGCAAGACGACAACGAGTAGATCATCTCGTTTTTGGGGAACCGACGGCTTAGTGGTGACGAGCTCAGAAAGTGCAGCTGGAGTAATCCCGCTGCAGCACTACTGGCAAGTTCAGCAATATTTATTACTAACCAGGCTCAACAAAGCGTACCTCGCAGTCGCGATTCTCGACGATCGCGATATTCGGATGTACAAGATCTGGTCAAGCATCGACGACCAGGCGCGTCTTGTTGACGAAGCAAAAACATTCTGGAAGCACGTCACCGAGGCGACACCGCC